GCTAGGATCGATTGTTGCATGTTCTCCGTCTGAATATTCTGCACCAATCTGAATGCCAGCTGGTTTTTCTTTACTATATGCTAGTATACTTTCTAATTCAACTTTACGCATTTCAATTTCACCGTCGGATTCAGTTTCAATTTTTAGTCCACGAGTCCAACGACCGTGTGCTACTAATATCCAATCTCCAACTTCAAACTCATCTTTGTTGTTTGGACCTTTAGAATACACTTTGCCCCAACGTGGATAAATTCCCCTTGTGTCGCCGTCGTCGTTACTAATTATAATTCCCGAGGCAGTAGTTTGCTCGCCAAAATGCATTTCAGTTACTAATACATCTTCGCCTTTAGCTCGCGGTGTACCCTTAATTGCATTATAGTTTTGCGCCATTATTAGCTATCCTTCTTTATAAAATTGCCGTTTTCGTCTTCAATCCATTGATCTTCTGCAGCCGCTTCGTCCATCATGTCTTGTTCTTCAGCAGTTAATTCTACTTCAGGTTCAACTTTCTTTGTTGTTCTTCTTGATGTTTTCTTTGCAACTACTTCTGTTTCCTCCGTAGCATCTGGTTGTGCTACTTGAGGTGCACCACTTGATTGTTTAACTTTACCTGCAACATCATAGTATTCACGTACTAGATCTTCTCTCTTTTTTACAATCGATCCACCCGGTCCTAATTGGTCGCCTCTTGCATTGACTTTAGCATTACCAACAGCAGGGGTTAGTTCGTTCTTTTTCATAAGTAAATCCATATCAACTGATTTACCTCTCATACTTCTGTAAGTTTTTCTTCCTTTGGCCATTTTCTTTGCCTCCTATTATATACGTATATTTATCTAAGGAACTCGCGCCAGTCCAAGTCATATTGGATTGAATCTATGCGATGTACACCGATTAAGTATAGTATGTAACTTGCTACACTTGATCCTCTTCCAACTCCCCATACAATGTTATTTTCACGCATAAAATCTACTAGATACACCATATACCGTAATAAGTCTAGCATACCTCTTTTTGTAAATTCTTCAAACTCTTCGTCAACTCTTGCAAGGGTATCGTAATTTTCGCATTTTTCTTCTAAAACTCTATAAATGTCCATATTCTTATATTCGTCAGGCATAAACCATTCTGATTGTAATGCACCGTCAAATGTCTTTTGGTCTACATCTAATGGAATATATGTTTTTAACTTTTCTAATCCTTGTGATTCCAATGCTTCGTTAAATTTATCAATATCGTCACTTGGCTCACATAATACCACATGACATTTGTCAATATGACCGCTGTAGATCATATCAACTAAGTCTTTGTTTGTAAATCGTGGGATACCAAGACTATCTGTTTTCATAAGCATATACTTATTTTAACTTACTTTGATTAAATTGTCAAGTCCAGAATCGTCAGAATTTTCATTTTCTGCTTTCTTTTGCTCAAGCTGTTTGTCTTGTAAGGCAAGTTTGTATGTATCTAAGGCAAGTATAATTTGTTGTCTGGTTTCGTCATTGTGACAGATATGATATACCTTATTCAGTTTAAATATTTTTTCTTCGATTTCATTAATAGATAAGTCATGAGCATTATTTATTAATGGATGCATTACGGTGCAAACCTGCCAATGTATTCTGCAAAGACATAAGAGTTGCCACCATCATAAGACCAAAAATCAATAATTATAGGTTCTGAAGGACTGTCTATAAGGAGTGTTGCTGGAAAGTTAGGAGATTTGTATATAGTTGCACCGCCTAGTGCTGCAAAGCTAACAGTTACTGGTTCTCCGTCTACACCAAAAAATTGTACTCTAAATTTTGCAACTCTATCTCCTGTAGAAGGAAAGTTTGAAAGAGTAAACTGCACAGTTGCTCCTGCCGCTTCTTCAGCAAATCTAACACTTTGATACATGCCATTTGTAAAACTTAATTCTTGTGAGCTTAACACGCCACCAACAGCTACAAATGATTCAGTGCTAGAATTTAACGTTCCATTAGTAAGCAAAGTTCCTTGGAAATTATTTTCAATATCCAATCTTGCTCTGTTATCTTGTATATCGTTAATTTCAATTTTTGCAGTTTCCAGAGCAGTTTTGATAATTTGAAAATTATCACGGAATCCTTGCGTATCGTTGTCTTTTCCTGCTACAGGATATTGTGCATCGATTGTTTCAGGTGTTATTTGACTTGCCATTTATTTTTCCTCGTACAGTGTATTTATCTATCTTATATTTAGTATGTGTATAATTGATTAAACATTAAATTTATAGTTAGCAAAAACAATAAATGTTTCACTATCTTTATCGTCAGCTGATTTTACTATATATCTGTCGATGTCGTAATTTATATTCCTACCATCAAAATTTGCTGCATTCAAGTTGCGGATAATATCTTCTGCATATCCTGCCTTACAGTAGCACAACGGAATAGCTGGAATATAATCTAACTCTTGTAGTCCTTCCTGAGGAGTTCGCATCCACAACGGCAGATAACTTCGTTTTGTAATCCCCACTTGAGAAATGTTCTTTCGCATGTTATCAAGATTACTAATATAACGTAAATTGTCGTTACTTTGGCTTATATTAATAGCGTCAGTATCTACTTTTATTGTATTAATTGGTTCTGGAGATATTTTATAAGGCTCCGCATCAGTAATTTGTAATTCTATTGTTACATTATTTAGATTTTGTAATTCTATTTCAAAATCATTGTCGTCAGCATCAATGTAAAAAACATTATCTCTTGTTTCGATTTTTAGTGTTTCGTTATCTATTGCAATAAACTTAGTAGTTGCCCTTCCATAAACCGGAAGTGTGTCAAATCCTGCACCTTGCTTTGTAACATCATCTTTTGAATTATACGACAAACTATCAACTGTAATTTTATTCTTTGTATTAATTTTAAATGACTTAGCTGTAGAACCTTTTGCTACTCCGGCTGGGTCATTAACTGGTATATATATAACTTCATAAACAACATCATTTGTACCAGGCAATTTTGCAATTGCAGATTTAATTTCTCCTAGTACATATTTTTTTCTTTTATGATTTTTTCCAGCTGCTGCAACAAAGTTTTTTATATCTTTAGATTCTATCCCTGCATAAACAAGCATTTCTAAATTTCTTTGTATACCGAATGCAGGGTCCTGCGGTCTATAAATTTTAGACGGTTCAAATATATCTGAATTACTAGTAAAAGACTGTATATAAGACCTTTCGTCTTCTTTTAGCATTGGCTTCATATATATCTTTGTAAATTTTATGTTTTCGCTATCTTCTATTATAAGTTGAAATTGTTTAGTCAATGCTGTATAATTAAATCTATCTTTTGCTTCAACTGTAAACTTAAATTCTCTATCAAATGACGTTTCGCCAGGAAATCTTCCGTCCCATGTAACTTCTTTGTTTTCAAAATATGTTAAACCTTTACCGTCTGCGTTTTCATATTGTCTTGGAATACCTATAAGTTCTCCATCATACGTCAAAGTCATACCTTCTGGTAATTTACCGCTTGTGATCCTATATATCATTTTAGTATCTGGGACTGTGCTTTCAGCTTTTACAGAAAGTGTGCTAGATAAATTTGCCGGTATAGTTCCTAAGTCAGAATCTGTAATCCAGTTGACAGTACTTTCAATTTCCCCTATAGTTTTTAGTGTAAAGGTTTTTACAGAGCTAGGTATATCTACTTCGTCTCGTTCTGATATTACGATATTTTTGCTGAAAAAAGAGTTTCGGAACAGTGCTATGCCTATGTTACGTCCTTGATTTATAACCTTCTGTAAATTAGTATCTAAACCTATTCTATCTTCATTGTCTCTTATTAAATCTATTCTAAAATCGCTGCTATCCGAACCTTTAAAGAACTGATTAATATTTTGTTTTATACGTGTTAAGCTTGTGCTAGGTAATTTTATATTCCACACCGTGTCATCTTTAGCTTGAATATATACCGGTGCGCCGTATGTTCTTTCTATTGCTTGTTTTGTAGCAGTAAGTCTATCAGATAAACTTAACTTATCTAATGATTCTGCTACCTGCGTCCATTTAGTTGTTTCAAAAACAATTTGCTGATTCCCGTCATCATCTAAGATAAACTCTTGGTCTTCGTCTATTTGAGCTTGTGTAGTATGTGCTTCTACACATCTGTATATAAATTCATTTCCACCTAGGCTAGAAACAAAAGTTACATAATCACCTACAAAATAGTTTTCACTTATTGCTATATCACTAGGCGAAGCATAAGGAATTATAGGATCATTTTGTGGAGCAATTTGTACAATATCATATTCTATATACGGTACAATAGATTGTATGACATAGGATTCAGTATTACTTAATTTTAACGTTCTTCCTTTGTATTTTTCTTTTTCTGTTAGATTTAAACGATCTGCAAAAAAATAACCTTGACCTGTTTGTGTTTTTTGAGAAACTTTTAAACTTATCTCAGGTGCTAGGGACTGGTCCAAAAATATTACGTCATAGTCTGGTTCTGAATCGTCTACGTTGATAACCTTATATAAATTTTTTCCTATAAGTATTTGTCTACCGCGTAACTCAAGTAAATCATTTACTCCGTCTATTGACCCAGTAAGATCTGTTTTATATATTTTAAAACTTGTATTGCCTAATAGAACATCTTCGTAGTAAGTACCAAAAATTTCTACAGTTTCTAAATCAAATGTTAGCCTTGTAGCACGAATTGTAAATTTGTTATCTTTTACAACAGCAGGCTGATATGGAATTTTTCCATATAGTGTTCCTTTTTGATAGTCTAGTTGTAAACCACTTGGAAGAACACTAGGTGTGTTATCACTATTAATATCTTCAAGTGTATATCTAACTATTCCTTCAAGGGTATCATTTTCAATAGTTTCTATAGGTATAATAACATAATTGTCAGCTCGTTTGAATCCTAAATCTGACGGTGTAAGCCAAACTGGTGTTCTTACATTTGTAGCATCCGATGTGAAAACTCCTGTGCCTGCTTGCATTATAGTATTATCTGATTTTAAATAATCATCTCCTACTAAATAAATTTTAAAATCTCTTGTTGTAAAAGTGTCTCCGTCTGTGACAGTAACTCTAAAAGGATAGTACCTATTTAATTTCTTTGGTTGATTAGTTGTAAGGTTGTAGTCAAAAACTTCACTATCATAAAAATAACTGCCATACCCATTATTTGCAAGCGTAGCAAAATCCATTGGGAGACCGCCATACGGGCTAGCATCATAGCCACCGCGTTCGCTGCGTTGATCTAAAGCTAATAGCGGTTCAACAATACCAGTTAATCTGCCGTCTTCTGTAAGACTAATGCCAGGAGGTAATGTTCCGTCCCCTTCTGCAATAAAATATTCAAGTATGTCACCTGCACTTAAATCAGGATCTGTTGCAAGTAATTGATAATCAATTAAAGTATTATCTAATATAAACAATTGATTATTTGAACCCACAGGCAACAAGCCTTCGTTAGTTAGCCATGTAGGACTGTCTGCACCACTTACGATAATTTCAAGAGTTCTATCTTCAAATACATCATCTGCGTATGCTCTAAGGGTAAACTTGTAGACAGTATCAGTAGTAACCTCTAACGCCGTGCCTTTGATATATACACCTTCTATCCTGCATCCGCTAGGCAAAGCTCCGGCAATTAGTTCTACGGTGGGATTATTTAGACTAGACACTAGAGGTAGTAAGATGCTTACCTCTCTACGCTCAATTAGTGTTTGTATTTTTTTACCAGTGCCTACTGTCCAAATACTGCCAGGTTCTGCCATATTGTTTTCCTTTTGTAACAGTATTTATCGTGTGTTATGCTATTGAACCAAGCTCTATTGTCCTAAGATCAGGTAACAAAAACGTGCCAAAATCAACATTTGCATCTTCTATCAACCAGTCTAGAATGCCGTTCACTGTGCGACTCATTTCACCAAAGTCATAATAGTTATCAAAATAGGGAGCAATGGTTGCAGGATTAACACCGTTTATAGTTCCTGTAACGTTACCAGTTAATGAACCTATAAAACTATTTGCAGTGATCACAGATGCATTACTTATATTCAACCCATTTGCATCTAAACTTCCGCCTAATACTGGATCATTATCTGCCTGTACTTTTGTGTTAGCAGAATTTTTAATGTAAACTGCATTATCTTGGACATATGTATCTATGCCTTCTAGGCCATATATATTAAGTTGCTGTCCTGGTTCGACAGCATATTGGCCGTCTTCTGTAGTAATACTTATTTCAGTGAATGGTTTTTGTGTATTGCTTATTACAATCTCACCATCTTCAGTGCTAGTTACACTTATATCTTTTCCTGCGGCAATACTTTTTAATCTAATATCAAATTTTAGGATATCATCAAAAATACCTTCCCCTGAGCCTGTATTACTTACAGTAGTTTTTTCGTTATCTCGCAGATCTAAGTCTTCAAAATTTCTATTAACTTTAATGAATGCTTCTCGGAGATCGTCTCCTGTACCATCATTTGCTGTTTGCCCTATGCTTATTAATTCTATAGCCATTTATTTCTCCATTACAAATTTGCTAACGCCCAAGATTTAAATGCTGCGTAATCTCCAGCACCATCTTGTAGAGCTGTTTTTAAATCTGCTATTTTTACATAGCCTGGTATTTCACCGTTCAATGCGTCCACTAGTAATGAACTATCGTCTGCAAATACCGAACCGCGAACGTCAAAAGTATCACCTTCTTGAAGTGCAGTCTCTGCTAGTATTCCCTGTGCAGAGCTCGCTGCATCAATTATTCCATAGCCTGCAATAGTAGTTGGAGTATTTGCTACATTTGTAAAATCAACTGAACTTGCAATTACTCCTGTAAGATTAGATCCATCTATAGCTGGTAGTGAGCCAGCTATATTACCTGCAGATATAGTGCTATTTACACCATCAATAAGTAATGTACTATCGTCGCCGTATATTGATCCGTTAAGGTCGCCGTTTAGACCACCAACAAAGTTTACATTATTTGTAATAGGCCCAAAGAATCTTATGTTTTGTGACGTAAGATTGATTGTATTTCCGGTTCCTTGCGGCGCCAAATTTATAGCTTCGTTGCTAGTGCTTCCGTTTGTTTGCAGTGTTATACTATCGTCAGATGTGATATTGTTTGCTACTAGTGCTGTGCCAAAACTAACAGTGCCGTTTATTGTTGTTGTGCTGCCTGCATTACCAATATTAACTGCTGTTGCTGTTGTTGCACCAATTGCTACTGTTGTTTGATCTAAGTCTGCTGCTAGTGTTCCTGGTGTTGCTGTGTGCGTTACTTCGCCGTTTGTATCGTTGTACATCATTACAGTTGTACCAACTGCATCACGTACTGGTTTAATTACTAAACTATTTGCTTGTGAGTTTTGTGCCGTAACACCTGTTGCGTTAATTACAATTGAGTTTGCTGCTTGGTTTGTATGGCCTGCATTTTTACCAATTGCTACTGCATCTGCACCTTGACCATTGTTACCAGCATATACACCAATTGCTACTGCACCAGCACCTTGACCTACTTGACCTGAATTAGAACCAATTGCTGTTGCTCGATCGCCTTGGGTATTATTACCAGCTACAAAGCCAACTGCTGTGGCCCAACTTTCTTGATCTGTTTCACCTGCACTATAACCAAGTGCTATTGCAAAAGATCCTTGATTTGTTTCTCCAGCGCTTTCACCAAGTGCAATTTTACTTTCACTTGTTCTTAAACTTGCTGTGTCAATATCGCCAACAACTTTATTATTGTTGCCATCTACAAGTACTGTTGAATCATCACCAAACACACTACCAGTCATGTCGCCATCAAATGTACCTGAGTGCGCACCTGCGGCATTACCTGTTACGTCACCAACAACTGGTCCAGTATGTGTGCCTGCTGTATCACCTGTTAGATTACCTAACATGTCTCCGGTCAAGTT